TCTTTAATTTTTCCACTAGGTCCTAACTTTCCAGAGAAAGCAAATATAAAATCACTAAGACAGTTTACAGGTGATGTTACAATAGAAGGTAGGTGGGGCAATTCGGTTAGATTTGGATCAACTACAGCTGGCAATCCAAATGAAAATTACTGGTCGAAAGTAGGTACAGCAGGAGATCCCATCACTATTATTAGAAATGGACAAGGTAGGCAAGGGGATGATATAGCGTGGATTCCAACGGTAGAAAATATAAATAGAGATCCGTCATCCATTTATTTAACCGCAGGACAGCAAATAGTAATTGATGATATTGATAATAACTTTAGTTTAGCAAGTTTAGGAGTTGCTATAGAAAGTACAACTACTAATTCAATACCAATACAACAGCAATTAACAAGTTTTGATACAATATCACCAGCAGCGCAAGATCAACGCATTAGTAGTATAAATTAATTATGTACGTACCACAGTTTCCATATACAGGTAATCAAGTGATTATAACATCGGGAAGAGTAACACACCATTCCTACGATGATTTTATATTCTTGTTTGGAAAGAAAGGAGTAGCAATATCTTCTCCAGCTACGTTTACAGTGGATGCTAATGAAAGAAGTATAATAGCATCACCAAAGATTGAGTTAGGATATCAAGCAGAAAGTAAAGGTGAACCGGTTTTATTAGGTAGATCAACAGCAGTTCAATTAGGATTCTTGTTGGATGCTATTCAAAACTTGAGTGATGCTCTAAGTAAAATGTCAGCAGAAGAATTAGAAACGTCTATTGCGGGAATATTACAAACTAGTGTAGTATTAAGTGGAACCGCAAAAACAGTAAAAGCGCAACTGAATAATGCATGCCTATCTAAAAATACATATACAAAGTAATGGGAGATAGTAAACTAGCATTATCCTTAGAAACGCTTGTTGATAACTCAGCCAGACAGCTGGGAACGTTTCAAGTGGGTGTTAACAAAATTTTATGGGGTAGCGGTAATACACAGCCAAAACAAACGGTTAAATACATACCAGCGGTGTCTGGTTCAAGTGCAACGACTAGTAGCTTATCATATACTTCAACGATACCACCACCAACTCCTAAGCCTGGAAATTTAGTTGAGTCCGGATTATTTAATGCTTTAGACGCTTTAAATCAAGTTGATTTATGTAATGTTATTACATATGTTACGGATACTATTAATATAAAAAAAGGGCCACGTCCTGCTAAAGCATCTTGGAACGCAACGCAAACAGCTCTTTATGGATTGCAAGGTGAAGCAGCTTTAGTACAAGGATACATAGATAAATACGTAGCATATCCTAATGTTTTTATAGGATCTTATTTAGGAACAGGACCAAATGCCGTTCCTCAAAACCAAACAAATAGTCCTACTGGATCAGGAACTGATGCACAAAAGTACAATATGTATTTTTTAATGCAAGCAATTAAGGATACATTTAGTCTAAGTTCAAACTCATCGGCATCTTTATTTACACCTGAAGATAGAACACTACTAACAACAGTTCCAGGTATAGGTGGTAATTTAAATATAATAGATGATTTTTTAGGAACAATAAATAAGTATAGCGACTATAGACAAATTTCAAATGCAAACTTACAAGCATTACAAAATAAAATAACAACTATACGATCAGTTTGTGTTACAATTCAAAACCTTGATTTTAAAAGTGGATTAGCTTTAGCTGGTAATTTTTTAGGTGTTGATATTAGAAATCAAATACAGCAGTTAAGTAAATTTTTAGATCCAACTAAGATTATTCCAACTCTAAGGCAAATTAATGCAGTTATAAGAGCTTTCATTAGAATAGCAAATCAAGTTTTAGGAGTTTTAAGACTAGGTCAATACTTAATTAAGTTAGCGTTATTATTTTATAAAATATTTAAGTTTATAACTAAATTCTTTACAGCTTTACCAATACCACAAATGTTTAGTACAGTAGGGGTACAAATAGCTCTCCAGAATGCATCCGATACTGCTAAAAGCGAACTTAACGGCGTTTCAAGATTACTAAAAGCTGTTAATGCGTTACTAGCTGTAGTAGTTACTTTTATTCGATATTTGCTTACTAATGCTAACGAAATCTTAGTTAGATTAAACTCATTACTTCTTACTTTAGAAGCTTGTGAAGCAATGAAAGGAGTTGCTGGACAATCATCTGATATACTATTAGAACTACAACAAACTCGTACTGAATTAGTAACTTTAAAAGAACAACTAGCAGCTTACATTATAAAACATGATTCAAAGATAGATCCTAATACAGCAATGTTTGGAGCCTATGATATTCGAATTGTTGACGAAGAAGTAACAGATAGATCAATTCAAAATAAACGCAGAAGAGGTATAGCTTTAAATCAAGATGGTCAAATAGTAGCACAATCAGATCTTACTTTTGCAACCGATTCAGCAATTATAATAGCTGAGGTAAAACAAAAATTAGTATCGCTTAAACTTGTACAACCAAACTTAGTAAGTGGTACCTCTAATAATGCAGTAGCTGATGCAACCAATTTAGGAGTTATAAGTGAGTCTTTAAATTATTTGGATAATAATGATGTTATACAAGACGATTTAAATATAACAGCAACTCAAACAGATTTACCTGATAATATGGATGAGACTAAAGGATTAGGTTTAAATGCATTTATTAATAATCTAAGTGGTGGTAGAAAGTTACGAAAAAGAGTACGAGCAGCTATGAAAACACAAGCAGATAACGCTAGAGTACAAATAGCAAAAGAAAAAACCGCTGCAAATGAATCATTAAGAGGCGGATAATTAATAAAAACCAGTAGTTAAAATATTTATAACATATGGCAAAGTTAGATTTACTTAGAAAACTCATCCGTGAAGAGGTGAGAGGCGTGTTCCAAGAGGAACTTGCAGGTATCTTAAAAGAGGCTATCATAGCTAATAAAGGTCGACATCAGATAACAGAATCAGCTAGACCAGTAGCAAAGACACCTCCTGCAACTCTAAATAGACAAGCACCACGTCCAGTAGCACCTATATTAGGAGCTGGAAACCCTTTAAATAGCATTCTTGCTGAAACAGCCCAATCCATGGCAATGGATGATTTTGGTAATTTTGGTGGAGAAGAAATGGAAAAAGATGTACCAATAGTTGAATCTGTTGGTGGAATGTTTGCAAGTGCTAGAGGCAGCTCAAATTTAGATGCAATCCAAATTAATGCTGTTCCAGACTTTTCTGGTGTAATGGCTAGAATGAAAGCAAATGGTGAACTTTAATGGCTTATAATGTAAGAAATATAAATGTACTTGATTTAAGACCTTCGGTAGGAGTTGGGGTAGCTTTACCTTTTAATACTCCTGCAGTGTTTCAAACAGTGTATACAACGAAGGAACAGCTTAAATTTAACATTATAAATTTCTTACTGACTGATAAGCGCGAAAGAATATTTAATGCAAATTTTGGCGCTAATATAAGGAGTAAGTTATTCGAGCAAATAACAGCTAGTACAACTGATGACTTAGATAGTCAGATAAGATTAGGAATGCAACAATACTTTCCGAACGTAATTATAACTGACTTAACGTTTGGAGGCGATCCAAACCAAAACTTACTAACAATTCAGTTTTCATATACAATAAATAATACTGGCGAATCCGATAATGTAATAATAAATTTAAATGGCTAATAAGAATATAACATACTTAAATAAGGATTTTACTAGTTTTAGGGAAGCGCTAATTGAGTATGCGAAGACTTACTACCCTAACTCATACAACGACTTTTCTACTTCGTCTCCTGGAACCATGTTCATTGAAATGGCTTCCTATGTAGGGGACGTACTGTCTTTTTACTTAGATAATCAAGTACAAGAGAATTTTTTAGAGTATGCAAAGCAAACAAATAATCTATATGCGCTAGCGTATATGCTTGGTTATAGACCAAAGGTAACATCAGCAGCCGTAGTTACTTTAGATGTGTATCAACAGATACCAGCAACTGGACCAAGCTATGAACCAGACTTTGATTACGCTATGACTATTGAAGAAGGAATGCAAATAAGATCTAATATTAATAACTCTAATTTTTTCTATACACCAAATAAAGTAAATTTTAATTTATCATCTTCTATTGATCCAACAGATATTTCTGTGTATACGACAGTAGGTGGTAACCCACAAACTTACTTATTAAAGAAATCAACACAAGCTATTTCAGGTCAAGTTAAAACGATTGATTTAAGTTTTGGATCAGCAGAAAGATTTCCAATAAGAACAATCCAAGATACCAACATTATTGAAATTTTAAATGTGTATGATCAGAATACAGGATTTAGATGGTATGAAGTACCTTACTTAGCACAAGATTTTATTCTTAATCCAGTACAAAATACAGCTTTAAACTATCCTCAATTATATCAAGAAGCTAACCAAGTTCCTTATGTAATTGAAAGACTTCCGGTACCACGGAGATTTGTATCAAGGTTTACAACAAAAGCTACTTTGGAATTAGAGTTTGGTGCAGGAATTAATGCTGTATCAGGATCAATACCTAATCCTTTTAATGTTGGTATTGGTACAGTAAACGGAGTTGATTTATTAAATACAGCATTTGATCCAACAAACTTCGTTGCTAATGATTCCTATGGTATAGCTCCATCAAATACAATACTAAGAGTAAATTATTTAGCGGGTGGTGGTGCAGGTGCAAATGTTAACACAAATGAATTAACGCAAGTAGTATCATCAAATATAGTATTTCAAAACCCAACAAATCCGGTAGTAGAAGCAACAATACGAGGTACTTTAGCAACTAACAATAGTGTTCAAGCAGTTGGAGGAGGAGATGGAGATAGCGCAGATAATATTAGATTAAATACATTAGCTAAGTTTCCATCTCAAATGAGAGCTGTAACACAGCAGGATTATTTAGGTACTGTGTTAGGAATGCCTCCAAAGTTTGGTCAAGTAGCGAAGGCTTATGTAATGAAGGATAGTGCAATATTTGCACAATACTTGGTAAACCAACCTGGCGAAAGAGATTCGTTAGCAACTTCAATATATCTATTAAGTTATAATACAGCAAACCAATTTACAGTTCCTGGCCCAGCTTTATTAAAAAACATTCAATCTTATTTAGAAGACTATAGAATGTTGACTGATACTATTCTTTTAAAGCCAGCATACATCATTAATATACAAGTTAATTTTGATATTATACTAAGACCAAACTATACATCAAGAGATGTTATTGCAGGATGCTTAGCAGTTGTAAGAGCTTATTTTAGTAGAGATAATTGGCAAGTCAACCAGCCAATTGTACTATCTGAAATTTATACTTTAATAGATCAAATAGCAGGGGTACAAACAGTACAAAAAGTAACAATTAATAACATAGCAGGAACCTCAAAAGGGTACTCACAATACAGTTATGACATTTCAGCAGCATCGTTAAACGGTACAATTTATCCTTCTTTAGATCCAAGTATCTTTGAAGTTAAATATCCAGATATCGATATTCAAGGACGTGTAGTAACAATGTAATAATATGGCAGTTTATCAAATATTTTCATCCGCAGACGCAACCCTTTATTCAAGGTATCCGGCAAAGAATACCGGCAGAGATCCTATATTAGAAATTTCTGCTAAGAACTCCCAAGACGGGCTAAGGTTTTTGGATAGGACACCGATAACAGAAAATCCGTATTATACATACGATTTAGCTGCTAATAGTAACTATTCTATAACAGAGCCTTACTTTCCACAATCAGATATTAGAAGAGCTGTACTACAATTTTCACCTGCCGACATTGCAAAGTTGTATACATTTGCATCGCAGTCTGTAAGCGGAGCTTGGGATGCAAATTTAGTAATGTATTTAGCAACTGCACAGAATTTAAACACAACATATTCACTACAAGCATACGCTTTAACACAATCGTGGTCAATGGGAACTGGTCAATTTGCTCAGGTTCCAGAATCACAAAATGGAGTTAACTGGATTTACACAGGTCCATATCAAAATTCTCCTGCATGGGATGCTACGGGAAGTGCATACAATACAACTTTTTCGGGAAGTCAGTTCTTTGATTATATGTCAAGTAAAGACATTAACATGAACATTACTGACATAATGGACGGATGGTTTTCAGGATCAATCGGTAATTATGGGGTTGTGGTAAAACATCCAGACTACATTGAAGAAAACACAGCATCTTTTGTCGACTTAAAATTCTTTTCAGTAGATACGCATACAATCTATCCACCTACAATTCAATTTAAGTGGGACGATTCTTATTATTATCCACAAGGTGCTGGCTATGTTTTAAACGATCAAATTACAGTAACACTAGCTAATAATCCAGGCCAGTTTATGCAAAACGAAGTGTATAAACTAAGAACCGCAGTACGGTATACGTATCCAGCAAGAAGTTTTTCAACTGCATCTGTATACATGAACCCATTATTCTTTTCAGAAGATACTATATGGGCTTTACAAGATATCAAGACAATGGAAATGGTAATTGATTTTGATTCACAATACACAAAATTAAGTTGTGACAGTGTCGGAAATTATCTTACTTTATACACATCTGGGTTGGAAGTTAATAGATTTTATCGTATCTTAATTAAAACGAAGATATATTCAACAAATTATGGTCCACTTTCGGTATATGATAATGATCAATCAATTTATGATGCACTATCATTATACGGACCTAATGATTTAAAGTTACTTCCTGCAGAAGAGGTAATATACAGTGGACAAAATCTAACCTTTAAAGTAATAGAGTAATGGAACAAGAGGTTAAATTAGTAAAAGAAGTTTATGGACGTAATACTTACACAAGAGTTGTAGATACAAGTTTTAATGAATTATACACTGCAGTTGCAGCAACAACTGCTCCAGCAGATATTAGTGTAGAAGTATTTTTTGATTTATATAATACTTTGTTTTTTCAAATACCAGCAATGGGAGAAGTTAATTCACACGAGTACTTGGTAAAAAGAAGTGGTGAATATTTAGGTGGTGGAGTATTATCAGATAACGAAAAAGCATATATTGACGAGATTAATTCTTTGAGACAACAATTGCTTGAAGCAAACACAAATTACCTGAGTTTAACTAATATAGTATAATGGAAATAGTAGATGTAAGATATGTAGGCTCCAATGACCAATATCAAGTATACGCCCCATCGGACGTATCGTTGATTAATACTGCTTTAATTACTGCAAATTATGGAAGTCAGTTTGACTATATTGAATATTTTATTAAAGATTTAAGTGGAACGGTACTAAGTAGTAATTACTATGCTACACAATATAATATAGGTAGTGAAGTAGATCCGGTAACAGGGACAACTACGCAATTATATTTAGATCCTGAAAAAGATGCTAGAGATGCAGGATATAATAGAGGTGTAGTAAATGTTAAGTACAACTTTTTTCAAAAGCAATTACAGTCAGCACCTAATCCATTACAGAATTTTTGGATTAAAGAAGTATCAACTACTAGGACAGAAATTAAAGTAGCTAGACAAGACTTATCAAATACGGGATTACAAACTGCTTTTACAGCATTTAATACAGTTCTATCAGCAGACGCATACTATCCAGACTTCTATTTAGATTTTGGAGCGGATGTACAGTTAATAGGAATTAATGCAGTATATGTTGAAGAGGATGGAAATGGATATATTATATTCAAACTTTACGAACCACTTCCATCTCAGTTTGATGTTAAGTCAACTTTTTGGGTTGTAACACAAGTTGCAGATCCTGCTGAGTTTAGTGTTTCAATTAACGTTACTCCGGATGCAATAATAGATACTGCGCAAATTAAAGGACCTAATTTTAAAGTACAATTAAATGATAAAATAGGTCAAACTACTCCGTACTATACTTATGCATCTTTATTTCAAACAGCAATTACTTCTTCTTATCAGCAACTGCAATCAATTATGCAGGATAAGGGAATTCAAATAAATGTTGATTATGGTAACTTTGAAAACTTTATACATTTTTCATCTGCTACCGAACGAATTCATAATTTTGTATATAAAGTACAACAAATTGAATCAGCTTCTGCTGGGTTAACTTCAACAAATACAAGCACCGCTAAAGTATTATTACAGTCTCAAATTGATAGTATAATTACTAACTTTGATGGCTACGAATATTATTTATATTACACTTCTGCATCAACGGCATGGCCTAAGCAAAATACTATTCAACCCTACGTACTCTATTCAGTAACCTCTCCTGAAGCAATAAATTGGTTAGGTACTCCGAGTACTGCTCCAACATCAACAACAGCAATGAGCATGTATTATTCCTCATCCTATTATGATGATCAGAATAAGGATTTATTATTATATGCAACACCAGGATACATACTAGAAGATAGTGCAAATGCACCATACATGACTTTTTTAAACATGATTGGTCAGCATTTTGATAACATTTGGATTTATTTAAAGGATGTAACAAACCACTATTCTGCTGAAAACAATCCTTTTGTAGGAATTTCATTAGATCAAGTAGCGGATGCTCTTAGAAGTTTTGGAATACAGCTTTACACAAATACAAGTATTACTGATAATATTTACTATTCTTTATTAGGTATAAATCAAACGGGATCAAATTTACCAGTTACATCTAGTAATTACTCAACCGTAGTACCTAGTAGTAGCAGTTTGTATCCACTACCAGGAAACGAGTGGTTAAGTTCATCATTATATTTACCTCCATTTGGGGATGAAAAAATTAATCAGTACGTAATAACTTTTACGACTGCATCTGCCACAGTTACTTCTAGTTTTGAAACTCTACCAGCATCCCAAATAACAGGAGAAATATACAAACGTATTTATCATAACTTAGCGTACTTACTTAAAACAAGAGGTACTGAAAGAGGTGTAAAAGCGTTAATTGCTACCTATGGTATTCCGTCTGACATATTAACCGTACACGAGTATGGTGGATACGATTATCGTGAAGTACCAGGATTGCAAGAGATTTCTAATATTAGAATTTTAACTGGTAGTGTAGCTCAAATATCAAGTAGCTTACTATCTCCAAACGTAACTTTACAGTTTTATCAAAACAATATAGAGAAAACGTCAATAGACGTAGAAGCTGCATTCACACCAACTGATTCAATAAATGCCAGTATAACATCGTCAGCATATGTAACCTCCTCAACTCAGCCAGGATATTTCAATATAATGCAGTTGGTAGGAAATCCAATATTACAATATACAGACACATACATACCGTTAGAAGAAGTAAAAGATGTTTATTTTACTGCTGAATATCCAAATAAAAATAACGTTTGGGACTTCATTAGAATTATAAAGTACTATAATAACTCACTATTTAAAATGTTGAGAGATTGGGTGCCGGCTAGAACAAGTCCAAGTACTGGTATAGTTATTAAGTCGCATATGTTGGAAAGGAATAAATATCCAAGACATGAGCCTACTTATACAACTAGCTCTTTAGATGGCGACATTCCAATGGTATTAGTAGAAGGATCTTCTGGTGGTAGTGTAGAAGGTTCAACAGCATTTGTAGAGGGTATTCCTATTCAATACAATGGTACCGCCTCAATGGCGCTTACTGGTTCACCTGGAATTGTTTTTATGAGTTCGTCCAATAATGTACAAAGGTATAACGGACAGTTTGACGGCACTACCATTCAAACATCATATAATTACTTTTCACAACTAGACGTATCTAGTTATACTTACCCGTGGACATCATCAATACCAGGCCCAAGTCATGTATTATTTCTTACATACTCATTAAGTCCGTTATTTGAAAACGTAATGATTCCTGTAAGATCACAGAGATTTTATGACCTAGATTATAATGCTACACAATTAACACCAACTAACTACGGATTAATAACACAATCAATGGCAGAAACTATACTAATAGGTAATGTTTCTCAAAGCCAACAAAGATATTCACAGTACGCATATATTCAAGATTTTAATTACTACTCACGTCCTTATACAATTCCTAGATATAGTGGATCGTATTTATCTGGACAATACAACACCTATAGTCCAACCGATATTTCCTACGGAACAGATCCCGTAATTAATTACTATACTGATAAATTAGGATTCTTTACTCAAGTAGCAACGAGTTCGTTCTTACCAGGTCAAGTAAATTTAACTTTGGGGTATCTTGCAGATGTATCGGGGGGTCTATTTGAATTGAACCAAAACAATAAACATTGGCAAGACGTTCAAAATATTTTTAAAGCGGGAACTACTTTAACTATTAAGCAGTTTGATAATAAAAAGTACGCAAACCAAAAAGCAACTGACGGTCCAAAACCAATTTATAATAGTGGGTATTCATACACACCAGAATTATATTATTTATCGGGTTCCGATAATAAAGTATATTTCGAATATTTAGGTACTTCGTCACCGTCTAGTGGGTTCACTGCAATAACTAGTGGAAGTCCTAATTACTATGTAAGCGGAGTACCATCGCCATACTACTCAGCAAGTGTAAACGGATACATTTACAAAATATTTGACAAAGTAACTGCAGGAAGTGGATATACTCCTGGTGTAGGATCTTTTCCAAGCTATACTCCAACGGCTGCGGGCGTTTCTTCATTGAGTGCAAATTTTTGAATTAATATACAATTTCCAAGTGCTGCTTTAGGAGTTAACTATAATTTCAAGATAAGAAATAATACGACTGGACAAGTATTAGCGAACGATACACGAGCTTTTTATTCAGCAGTAGCACCAAGTATTAAAGGTGCAATATATTTTCAACCGCCACCTAGAAATTCTGACATTGATCCATACACTCCTGGTGAACTTTCATACGATTATACACCAATAGGTACTAATGTTTATCCTGGTCCGTTAACACTTGATGTGTACACGTACGATTCTTTAAACTTACCAACTTTTATAAATACTATTTCTATTGCAGACACTGGTAGTTTTACAACTTATACGTATAGACGGAACTTAAATAATGGCCAACTTCCTCCTTTAAACCATGAAGTGGATCCTACAGTTGAAGGTATTCCTTGTGACGCAACGGTGCTTGGTTGTGCGTCTGATATAACAGAAGTGTTTAAGCCTTACTATACTGGAAGTGTAGGTAGTTATAATAGTTGGTACATAGCAAACTACACACCACCAACCCCACCAGTTAACATATTACAAGGAGCCGTAACATTTAATGTATCAGTTCCTGCAAATAGCTATACATCAGCAGATGTTATTACTTTCGAATTGTCTCAATCAGTAACTAATGGCTCTGGTGCACCTTGGACTAATTTTACAGCTAGTATACAAGCAAGTCCTAATAATTCATTAGTAGCTAAAGTTGCAAGTATTGGTCAAGGTGGATATCCCTATGCAACTGAAAATGGGTCAAAAGGTTGGTTTATTGATCATATTGATAACGATACAAATTTAGAAAGTACAATTGTATTTGATACGGAGATTTCAAATTTCTATCAATACCAACAAGTACCTGCATTTATTTCAGCATCCACACTTTTTACGAGTAGTTTATACCCACTTTACGGAGATATAAATTATCCATTTGATCCACAAGCAGGCGATAAATTAATTTTAAGTGATTTTAGTAATGCTACGCAAGATTTGAACATATTAACTGCATTTTTATCAGGCAGTAGGTTATGTGTAACAGTGGTACCACAAGTAACACCAAGTTGGAAGGAAAACCCAGCTTTAATATACAAGCTATTAATGTTGAAAAGGTACAACGATGAGCAGAACGTAATACTAACATTTAACAAAAATCCAGGGCAAACGTCCTATGGATTTGGAATACCAAATACAATTAGCCCTATAGT